CGAGAGGAGTAAACATTGCCAGAACACTGGTCGGAAAGAACTAGGACATACCAACTGGCGAGCAGCCTGCTCATCCTCAGCGACGGCCTCCTGGCGGACAGTGATTTCGATCTGTCCGAGCACATGATGATTATTCAGGTGTGCGGCTGGAACCCGAAGACTGAGGAGGATGTCAAGGCTATGGATCTTACGACAATGGGGAAGAAACTCCCCAGAGAAATGATGGAGAAGATCGAAACTAGACATGAGGAGATGAGAAATGGCAATTAAAAGCAGCAGACTTTACGACGGGGTCGAGGTCGTCAACATTGGGGACGGAGACGCAGGGATCGAAGGCTACGGAAACGACGGGGTCGGAGCGGCTCACGTAACGCTGTACGTCGATAAGGAGGACATCCCGAAACTCCTTCAGGACCTGGAGTTCTTCTACCGTAGTTCGGAAGGGGTCCCCAAGTGACTAATTACCTAAGGACCTCGGAGCGCAACCTCTTCAAGAGATGCCAGTGGGCATGGGAGAGAAACTACATCGACCAGATCGAGCCTGGTCAGCGTCATAGCCTTGCTCTGTGGTTCGGCACTGGAATCCATCTGGCTCTTGAGAAGTGGTACATCCCCGGCACCAAGCGGGGTGTCCCGCTTGTGGACACGTGGAACGCCTACTGCGACGAAGCAGAGTCCGACACTATGTACATCAACACCTACATGGAAGGAGACTTCTCCGAGTCTGTTGAGGCCAGAGAACTCGGCATCGGTATGCTCAAGGCCTACCTCGAAGAATATGGGGAGGAGCCGTGGAAGGAGATTATCTCTCCAGAGCAGACCTTCCAGGTCGAGGTCCCGCACTACGAGTGGAGTAACGGAGACGGCCTTGACGACTCTGAGGCGCATCGTGGAATCTCCAAGACGACCTACGTCGGCACCTTCGACCTCGTCTACCGAGATCTTCGGGACGGGAAACTGTACCTTGAGGACCACAAGACGGCCAAGGCTCTTGGCTCATCGAACACTCAGTACCTCCCAATGGACGACCAGGCAGGGGCCTATTGGGCCTTCGCGGTCAAGGTCCTGCGAGAGCAGGGTCTGATCGGCCCCAAGGAATTTCTTGAGGGGATCGTGTACAATTACCTGGTGAAGTCTAAGCCGGACGAGAGACCTCGTAACAAGGATGGCTACGCCACCAACAAGCCTCAAAAGAAGCATTTCGTTGAGGCTTTGACCGAAGCAGGAATTGAATCTGACAAACCACTTGACAAACTTACGGTGGGTAAGTTAGAATCAATCGCAGAGGAACACGGCATTACGGTGTTCGGAGAAGTTTCCTCTAGACAGCCGACGAAGGCTTTCGACCGGGTCATTGTGCGAAAGAGTCCGAGACAGCAGATTAATCAGTACCGAAGAATCGCTGACGACCTTGAGCACATGAGCCTTGTGAGAAACAACCTCCTCAAGGCGACCAAGACCCCGACCCGCGAGTGTGGCTTCTGCTCCTTCCGGGACCTGTGCGAAATTGACGAAGCAGGAAAGGACTACACGGACATGAAGGAAATGCTCTACAAGAACTGGGACCCGTATGCGGCCCACAGAGAGGAAGATGCAGAATGACCGCTTTTGCAGTTAGTTTTCGGCTCAGAGCCGACTCCAAGGATATGACCGCCTCCGAGGTTGAGAACATCGAGCCGTACGACGTGAGAGTCGTCGCTTCGGACGCTCAGAGGGCGATCTCCACTCTGGTCAACACCCTCAAGGCCAACGGAGATATCACATCCAAGGCCGATGTCAAGATTCTCGAAGTCAGGGTGGTCCCCTGATGCTGAAGGTTCAGATCACCGGGTACCTCGACAAGTTGGTCACGCTGTCAGGTGACAAGCCTGTAGCAGTTATACCGATCGACATCTACGATGCGGTAGAGCAGCGACGCAGGACCCTGTTCGCTCCAGCAGGAGAGTACAAGGACGATCAGTACATCAACTTCTCGGATGTTGATATCATCAAGGCGATTGAGAAGGAACTGGACCGAGCAGGCTACTCTGTGATCGTCAAGCCTGCCGTGCCTAAGTTCACCACCCTGACCGTCGAGCAGGCAACCATCGCAACCAAGTCATTCAACGTGAAAGAAAAGGACTTCCAGTGAGCAACATTCTCGATCTGGCACTGCCAGTTACTGAAACCGTCAACTCCGTCAACATCCTGGTACATGGAGACTCCGGTTCCGGCAAGACAACCTTTGCGGGTTCAGGCCGCAACGCCGGAGCCAAGGACCTCATTCTCGCCATCGAGAACGGCACCGTCTCCGCTGCACGTTCCGGCTCCAAGGCTAACGTTCTGTCGATCAAGACCTGGTCCGAACTCGACCAGGCCATCACCGCCATCGCTGATGACCCCGACCGCTTCGAGTGGATCATCGTGGACTCCATCACGAAGTTGCAGGACCTGATCTGGGAGGAGATCCTGGGTGAGGCGGTGCGTACGAAGCCGTCCCGCTCCAAGTACAAGCGAGAGTTGCAGGAGTACGGAGAGGCGCAGGCTCGACTGTCTGAGGTGGTTGAGCGGCTCAACAACTCTGACGCAAACATTCTGTGGACCGCTCTCTCCGACCTGGAGACGGACGAGAACGGCCATGAGTTCAAGATGCCGTCCATTCATGGTCGCGGCGGCAAGCAGGCTGCATGGGTCTGCGCTCAGATGGATACCGTCGTCTACCTTTCGGTGATCGAGTACCAGGGGAAGTTGGTCAGAAAGTTCGACTTCAACAAGACCCCAGAGGCCTACGCCAAGGACCGTCTGCAGACCTTCCGTGTCCCGCAGAAGAACCTGACGCTCGCAGGACTCACTGAGGCGATTGTCGGGGTCGGTCCGGAGGAAACTCCGGCAGAAGACGCTTGACAAGCACCGCCAAGTAATGTAAGATCAAACGGGTCCTCTCTGGACCCGAACACCAACAAGGAGTTTTAAATGGGCTTTTCCCTTCCAATTGCACGAGTTAAGAACGACGAGATCGACAAGGCGATCAGCGACTCCCGCCAGGGCCAGCGCTACACCGGGCCGACCCCGCCTCCGGGAGTGTACCGCGCCAAGATCAAGAAGGTCTTCACTAAGGAGACCAAGTCCGGCAAGGCGGCGATCAACGTTCTCTTTGAGATCAACGAGACCGGCGACAACCAGGTCTACAACGGCGCGGGTATCTTCAACATGTACCTGATCCCGTCTGATCCGTCTGAGAGGGGGTTCATCTACCAGATCTCCAACCTGGACTCCCTGATCCATGCGCTCTCCAACGGCACTATGGGCTACAAGGAGTTCCAGGAGGCGGCTCTCGCTGAGAAGGTTGTGCTCAAGGACCCGCAGAAGTACGATCCGAGCAAGAACAACGAGATCACCAAGATCGGTACTCTCAAGATCACTGGTGAGGCTGAGGCCAACATCAAGTTGAAGATGGATGAGTACAACGGCAAGGAGCGGGCCATTCTCGACTTCATCGTTGAGGATAAGGTCGAGAAGAAGGCTAAGGCAGCAGACTACGACGATGACCCGTTCGGGGAGACCGGAGCAACCGGCTCTGACGACTCTGATGCGGACTTCAACGACTGGCTGAACGAAGGTTAATATGGCAAAGATTGATGTCACCATCTACAGCCTCCCAGAGGAGGAGTGCGGTTACTGCCGACTCATGAAGGGAACCTTCACCCGCTGGGTGAAGGACCATCCCCAGCACGACGTGACTGCGGTCACTCTGTCCGCGCAGGACAACCGAGAGGCTCTGCTGGAGACCGGAGCGACTGCAGCCCCTGTCTACATCGTCAAGCGCGGTAACAAGGAGACAATCGTCTCTGGCCGGAACCCCGACCGACTCACCGATGCTCTCGAAGGACTTGACAGCATCTGGGACATGTGATAGAATAAGCGTCTGGCTCACGATACGAGCCACCTGCCTCATTAGTTTAATGGTAAAACAGCGGCTTTGTAACCCGCTGATAGGGGTTCGATTCCCTTATGAGGCTCAGGGTCAGGTGAAGACCCTCAACGCGCGAAAAAACACGCACCTACCTGTGGGTGTTGAAAGTACACAGGGACAGCCCCGTCTGGTGGAATTGGCAGACACGGCGCTCTCAAAAGGCGCTACCCGGAAGGGTGTGAGAGTTCGAGTCTCTCGATGGGGACAGAACTTTCGGCTTGAAACCAGAAGTTCTTTAGGATTGACGGCCTTTCAGGTTGACTTTGCCGAGTTGATCTGATAAAATCGTCCGTACCGGCGGCAACTGGTACGTTTTAGGGTGCAGCATAATGGCGTATGCAACGGTCTCCAAAACCGTCGATTGTGGGTTCGATTCCCGCCACCTTAGCAGGGAAGATGTGCGCATGGTGCGCAACTGGCTTGCTAAGCCGGTCCAGGTGAAAGCCTGAAGGTTCGACTCCTTCTTCTTCCGCGCCTCCGTAACTCAGCGGATAGAGTAACAGAGATTATCCTCCGTATTGGCCCGGTCTTCTAAACCAGAGGTGCATAATTGGACGATGCGAGTTCGAGTCTCGCCGGGGGAACGCCACTAACGACAGAATGGCAAGCACGAAGGCCGCTTGGGAGAGCGGTTTTCACCAAAACTTGACAGACCAAAACAGATACGCTAAGATGAGGGACATGGAAAAGATACAGGTCAAACTCAAAACCAAAAAGAAACCCTACACCCACAACGGGGTCACAGGAATGGAGAAGAATGAAAAGGGAAACCTAACCCTCCACTTCGGAGAAGGTATGGCGGATGTCATCTACCCGCACACGATCTGGGATCGACTTGAGCATGGTATCTAGCATCCCCTTCACAACGGCGTACACCGCGATCGTCATGACGATCTACCGCATCGGAGAGGCCCTGACCGGCCTTCACCCCTACCAACTCACCGACATCGCAGCAACGCGGGTCGGACTCGG